GCGCATGACTGTTAATCATGATGTCACTGGTTCGAGCCCAGTTGGGGGAGCCACTCAAAAATCCCATTAGTAAGCTAAAAACGGCTTGTTAATGGGATTTTTCTTGCTTTTGTATTGTTGTATATACTGTTGTTTGTTTCTTTTTGTTTCGTGTCATTTAATCCGATATACAACAGATAAACAACAGATTTTAGGTGTAAAAAAGGCTATTAAGCCATAAGCTTAATAGCCTTGTAAAGGGTTTCTGTTTCTTGGTTAATGTAGTGTTTAATATCTACATCATAATTAGTGTGGCCCATAAGGGCAATAATATCTTCTTCTCTTGCACCACTTGCTGACATTCGAGTAGAGAAAGTTCGTCTGCAAGAATGTGGTGTTAGGTCATCCGGTAAACCCATTAATCTTGTAGCCGGTCTAAAGTAGTATTTTAAGTAGTTATCTTTATTAAGTGCTTTACCGTCTGAACCACAGAAAATTGTTTCACCACCTTTTTTTATACAATCTTCAACAATTTTTTGTATATTGGGGTGGATTGGCACTATTCTATTAGTACCGGCATCCGTTTTTTTACCAGCTACAAAAATTGGTATGCCTGTTTCGGTTATCATGTAGTTATCGGTTGTAAGCTCTAAAAACTCTGATACTCTAAAATTAAGGTAGCATAGAGCATATATGTATTCTGCATATGGGATAACACCAATGCTTTGTTTAACTTTGAGAAGTTGCATATCTGTAAACCTTGTCCGTTTAACATCATTTGGTTCAGGTAGTTCAATATAAGTTGCATAATCTTTATTTACTATGTCGTTCATCATTGCGAACTTGTACATAGATGTAAGTAAGCATTTTACTTTGTTAAGAGCCGAAAATTTTAAACCTTCAATTATCAAAGGTGTATTAGTCTTTTTATAGGTGTTTTTACCGTTCTTATCTACATACATTAATTGACCGTCAACACCTCGTTTGTGGTGTGCTGAGGAATAGAAGTCTATAACGGCTTGAAAGTTTGCTGTCCTTAGTTCTCTAAATTTCATATTGTGCAATGTTATTAGCTTATCCCATGATGTTTTATAGTTCGATTTTGTACTATCGCATAGTGATTTATATGATTGTTGTTTCATCCATTGCTCATGCAACTGACTTAAAGTTATATTGAAGTCAGTAACAGGATTATATTCATAGTCTTTTAATGCAGTTTCTGCTTCTACTTTAGTTGCAAAGCTATCTATGTATTTTTGTATTCCTGTTATAGAACTCATTGCCACCCAAGGCTTAGACTTAGTATCTTTGCGACAGTATATAGAGCCTGTACCCTTAGTTCTTCTTGCCTTTGTGGTCCTCTTTTTCATTTCTTGATTTTTACCACAGTAGGGGCAAAATTTAAAATCATCATCAAATGTTTTATTGCACCTACGGTTTATGCATTTTTTCATTTTGAACACCTCTATTTTTTGAAAAAGGGTGCAAAAATACCTTGTGAAATAAGTTGAATTTTTCACAAGGGTGTGGTACAATATTGTTGCAGTGAATATTGTATCATTACACCCCAAATGTAATGGTTACGCTCTTTGGTACGCCAATACCAGAGGGCGTTTTTTTATTTTATTTTACTTTGACATTAACAAAGCTAATGTTGTCTGTATTTAAATTATCGTCAAAACATCTCAATTCTGCACCAACGGTTTTAGGCTGTTTATATGGTGCTTTTTCAACTTGTGCTGATATTATACCGGTTGATTTTGGAGCAACTGGGTCAGACATAACAATATCATTATAACTAATACCATCAAGAGTTATTGTATCAGCTTGAAAATCAAGCTTTTTGCTACTCTTGTTCTTTACTTTGAAATTAACATATGTTTCATCATATTCAGTTGTTACATCTTGAAAATAGATGTTAATTTTACTGTTACTATAAACTAAAGTATCTTTCTTAGGCTTTGTAGTAGTTTCTTCTTCATAGTCATAGTCATAATCATCATCACTATCATAATCTTCAGTTGTTGGTTCTTCTGTTGTAGTTGTAGTTTCTTCTATAGTTTCATTATGTAATATCAAATCACTACCAATGACATTGTTATATAAAGTTTCCATATATTTTTTAAAACTTTTGTCACCATAAAACTCAATTTCATAGTCTTCACCATCAGCTATAAATTCAACAGTATGTGAATAATTGTCTGATGATGAATCAAGGTGTGTAGTATCTAATGCATCTACACCATCAAATATTTCAAACATTTCAGAATGCTTATCTTTATAATCTGCATCATTATCAAAGTAATCCTTTGAAGATTCTAAAGTGCTATCACTTTCTTGACATCTTACCCACATAAATATGTAACCGTTATTACCATCAATAGTATAGCAGTATTCTTTATCATAAAACACATCATTTTTACTTTCTTCTTCTTCCCACTCATCATTTATAGGAACTTCAAGATTTTTGATTGTTTTTGAACTATTAGTTTCTAATATTGATTTGTCAAAAGAACTACTATCGGATGATGTTGTTGTATCTCTTACTGTGTTTTTGTCACAACCAGCAATAATCATTGCGATTGCTATTACACCAACAACAAATACTAAAAAACAAATTGTAAATATTTTTCTTTTTCCCATATAAATACCCCTTTTTTAATAAGTAATTTTAATTTTTGTAACTGATTATATAATTATTTCACCTCAAATCTATAACTATAATTCTAGTTTTTTCTTTGCTATGAAGTTTTCAAACTGCTTGTACACTTGAATTTCTAACGAAGATGTTAGAAATTTATTCCGACTGTACAGCAGTTTCATTCTTTCGGCTCTAATCTTAGAAGCTGAATAACTTATAGAACATAGCTTTTGTATTTGTTCTGCTGAATGAATATCTAATGCCCAAAGTACACATGCCGGAGCAAGTAACCTACTTGCGAATATGTCAGCTTGTGTTTCTTCCTCAGGCTTAACTACATCAAATGTTCGATTATATTCACCGTTGGTGAGAGGATGGCCAAGATAGATGTGGCCAAGCTCGTGAGCAACAGAAAATCTAATTCTTTCTCTGCTCATACTATCATCATATATAATGTACCACTTATCTGATATTAACATTGTTTTTGCAAATTCATTATTATTAAGTAATTTCACTGTGCTATTTTTAGCGAGTGTGATATTTTCATTTTTGCAAATCTTCACAACTGAAACAGGTAAACTAGTAATATTATGATTAATAAGAACATTCCAAGATGCGTTTCTAGCATCTTTATATTTTCCATAGTTAGTTAACATTAGAATCACCTCACAGATATTATCTGTGTAGGTGATTTTTTTATTCACTAATTAAAACTATTGTCAAAGGTCATCATCAGAAGATGGTTGTTCTTGTGACTGCAATAATTCTAATTGTTCAGCAGTAATAGTTTCTTTATATGGTTTGTGATAGTCAGAACTTCTTGCTACTGATTTAACTTCAATTAGTGTTTGTACATTTAAAAGTGTATCAACAGCATTTTGCATTTCTGGTTTAGCTCTATATGCAAGAATAACTAACTTTTCATGCTTTGATAAAGATAATTCTTTTTCATCATCATTCAATAAATCTTTAACATGAAATTCTTTAAATATATCACTTACTTTATATATATCACATAACTTCAAAAATGTTTCAACATCAGGCTGGCTTCTTCCATTTTCCCAACCGTTGACGGTTTTACCGCTTTTTCCGATTAGTGTACCAACTTCATCAGCAGTCATTTGGCATTCTAAACGAAGTTGTTTTAGTTTATCTTTAATAAAATCTTTATCCATGGTTGTGTTCCCTTTTAATCTTTATTATTAAGATATTTATATTATAATATAAGATTTTGCAATAGTCAATATAAAAATCTTAAAATTTAAGAAATAAATATTTAAAAACAACTTGACAATCTTAAATTATAAGATTATAATACAATCAAAGATATAAAAATCTTAGATATTAAGATTTAAAGGAGTTGATACAGTGAATATGCAAAATATTTTAGATTTATTCAATTCTACAATAGAAGAAAAAGGTCTAAAACAAAAAAGCATTGCAAGTCAAATTGGAACAACTGAAGATAGACTATCAAGAATATTGGCAGGAAAAAGCAAAATGCTTGTTGAAGAATTTTTAAAGCTTTGTTATGTTCTGCAAGTTGACCCAAAATGCTTACAAGTAGCTTAAGAGGTGATATGTATGACAACTGAAAGAGAACATTTACTGCTTGATGAAAGTGGTGAAATGTATGTTAATGTACCGGTAAAGGTTGCATCTAAGTACCTTAATATCTCATACAAGAGTTTGTACGAGATGTTAAAACAAGACAAATGCCCTTTTGGTACATCTGTACAGACTGAAAAAGGAGTGTGGGTGTTTAATATTCCTTGCGAACGATTGATAGCATATGCAAGGGGTACTGACCTATCACTTAACAGTAATTTATCATTACTTAATGATATGGTCAGTAACCTTGTTACTGCACTCCAAGGTACAACACAATGACACTTAGAATTAAAACTAATTACAACGCAGTAATTGAAGTCAGAAATGTTAAAGAAGCATATATGTTGGGTAATCTGCTTGTAATAAAGCAGATGGACAACCGTAGAACATTTTACGATTACAGCAGAATTAGAAGTGTTATCCGTATAGGCAGAAGAAAGAAGGTGTAACCGTTGGATTTTACAAATACTGTATTAGTAATCATAGCATTACTAGTTGTTATCGCAGGACTTGCTATTAAGTTAAGCAATGAAATTGAGATGCACAAAATATATCAGCAAGCTTTTAATAGGCAAGTGAATGAGAACAAACATATTTTAAACTTAGCTAAAGAAGCACAGAAGTTTAATGAAAATATGTTAAAGGAAAAAGAAAATCTTATTAATGAACTTAATGCTGAGAAAATGGAAAACATAAAGCATTTAAATGAAATTGATAAATTAGAAAGTGAAATTGTCAATCTAAATTATCAGAAACAACTTGATAATGGAACTCTTGAATTTAAAGATATTTTAGAGCCAACTGAGGTGCAAAATGAAGAAATTTAGATTGATTGGTTTAATTCTCTCAGTTGTCATAATTGCAGTAATTTCCGAACTTAATAACATCACACTGTTTAGTAAGTTTGGTGGTATTACTTTGATACCTGTTCTTTATTTCCTTCTTACATATGTAATGCCTTATATGGTTCAAGACTATGTAAAAGGGTGGAAAGAAATCATTGACGATAAAGAAGTGTGCTTTACCAAGGATGCATATTTAACAAGATGTATCGAAGAAGCTACAGGTGAAAAAGTAGAAACACTTGAAACAACGGCAGAGGGTGAAGAAGTAAATGACTAATTTTGAAAGAATCAAAGAAAAAGATATTAATGAGTTAGCACGATTTATGGCATATACAACTACTTGTGATATATGCCCAAACTGTAACTGTATCAACTATAAAGGTGCTGTCGAAGAACTACCTATTAGTGACTGTATTGACAACTTTAAGATGTGGCTAGAAAGTGAGGAGCTATGAAGGTCATAGAAGAAACAAAAGATAGATTTGGCAGATACCCTATTATTTTCAAGGGTAAAAATGTCAAATTAGAGGATATACACTATTGGCTTTTCTCCCATTATCAAGGCTATAAATTTGCAATAGTAATTGATGAAACTGTTGATGAATTTGAAGAACAATTCACCAAATTGGTGTATGTTTATTTTCTTGATGAAATAAAAGAAGAGTTAGAGGCTTATTGTAAATAAGCAAGTTACAGGCAAGTTAAAAATACTAGTATTTAAGCTAGTTATTATGATTTTGCGACCGTCATTAATGTCGGTGACAAGTTAATTGGGGTGTAATTTTAAATATGGATAAATTTAATCAATTAGAAGAACTAGACAGACTAGCTTATAGTTTTGGCAATACCGATAAGATGATGATGTCATCATTACATTTTGAAGAGAGGGCATATGTAACTACATTAGCTAGTTTGTACATGATGTACGATTTAGTAGGTGTACATATCAAAGATAAGGTAGTTAAGATTAAGCAAGATGCTTTGAAAGACTACAGAACTATACATAGTGAGTTGTATTTTGAAAGGCTGAGTTATCAGCAGTGGCAACAGTCAATCAAGGCTACGGAAAGACAGACTAGAGAACTCACAGAAGTTCTTAAAAGTGGTGACTTGCAGAAGTCGCTAGAACTAGCACTAGAAGTTATAGATACATTATTGAAAGAAAACACGCTAGTGAATATGTATAGAGCAGTGATGCAAAGTGCTGTTACTGATGATGAAATAGATTCAGCAGTAAAAAACTATGCTGTTGAGCATAATCTTGAATTGGATAGTAAAGAGATAGAGAAGATAGTATATAGGTTTATCACAAGTCTAGGTACATCAGAAGATTTGTTGTGTTTCAAATCTATGACTAAAGAAGAAATTGAAGAGTATTCTAAAAGACTTCCAAAGCGTGAAGTTGACGGTATTAGAACAGAGATTAGCGAAGAATACTAAAAGCCCTATCAGCTAGTTAAGCTGATAGGGTACATATGGGATTGTTGAATAATTGGTAATTCATTAGATGAACCGTTCGTGTCTGATATGTAAGTTCAAGTCTTACCAATCCCACAACCACCTCTGCAAGTTACTTACTAAAATCAATGTATCTCCTAAGTTCTAAGATAGATAATCCTTCATGCAGAGGTTTATGCAACAAAGGAGAAGGTTACTACATATTAGTACCTTTGTTGCTAAAAGAAAAATGGAACTGTAGCATAATTGGTAATGCGTTGAAAAATTCGTACATTTCAAAATGCAAGTTCAATCCTTGCCAGTTCTAACACTTCCGTCTGCACATCAAATTGTGATATTCCTTCATTTCATAGATTATATAGGTTTTTGGATCTCCTGTTTTTAAGTTTAAATTCTTTAAGCCCTTCAACGCAGACGGACATAGTCAAGGGAAGGCTACTACTTTTGTAGTACCTTGACTATCACATATGGAACTTTAGCTTAGGGAAAGCGTTGTAAAGATGTTAAGATGCCCATCTGATACATTACAAAGAGTTGGATCATGCCCAACAAGTTCCGGACTGGTTTATTTTCTTGCGTGACTATTTTTATAGATGTTGCAGTAGTCACGCACATATGGAACAATAGCATAATTGGTAATGCGTTAAAGCATCCCTGTACACTTTAAAGATATAAGTTCAAATCTTATTTGTTTCACCAAAGTTGTTAGTGGATTTTAGAATCTCCTAGTTTAAGTCAAAATTATATATAAAAATGTCACCAAACACTAACAACTTAATACAGCGAACAGAATGTTTTAAACTGCTGGTAGTATAAGGGGCGGTGGCTGTGACACTCACCATGTGTCACCCCCTTGTACTATTTTCAAAATGTCCGGCAATAGCATAAGTAATGCACAATATTATCTAGGTGCAAATCCTAGTTGCCGGTCGGTTATCTACCTTTATTTATACTGTTTCGTGGTGGTGCATATCACACACTGCACCACCAAATCTGTAGTGGCCAAGTTGGTGGTTTATTGAGTTCAATCCTCAACTACTGCATACCATGGTGAGCCATTGGCTTATTTCCTTCTTTGATTTTAGGTCCTATCTTTTACGGATAGGACCTAAGGAGAATTAATAATGAAATTTAAATTCGACAATTACAATAAATATAGAAATAACAAAGTTGAATATGATGGCATTATCTTTGATAGTAAGAAAGAAGCTAAAAGATACGCCGAACTAAAATTACTTGAAAGAACCGGAAAAATTAAGGAATTAAGAAGGCAAGTGCCGTTTACCCTTATTCCTAAAATTCTTGATCAGAATGGCAAGTGCCTGCAAAGGGCATGTAAATACTACGCAGACTTTGTTTACAAATTTAATGGGAAGTTGGTTGTTGAAGACACCAAAGGTGTCCGAACAGCTGAATATAAAATCAAAAAGAAACTGATGTTATATCAACATAACATCATTATCAAAGAAATTTAAGAGGTGAACTATGGATATTAAAAAGATAGTTAATATCTGCAAAAAGAAAAGTGCTTTTCGTGTTAATAAAACTAATGACGGTTGTCAATGGTTTGGTGATGGTAAAGCTATGTATCTACTTTCTCCGGATATTCCATTTCTATCTGCTGAAGTTATTAGTGGCTTGTATGAACTCAGCAAAGACAAAGTAGAAGTAGGATATAGGCTTCATTGTTCTTTGTCACCGGGTGAATTAGAATTACTTGCTGACACTACGGAAGATGAAGAAATGTTAGTGCCATTACATATGAATGTTGTTTATGGTGGTACATTGTTATTGCCATTTCGGTCTAGTCAAGGTTTAATACTCATTGATAGTGAGTATTTGAACCCATTAGGAAGTAAACCAAGTGGATTAATGTTTACTTTGCGTGGCGAAAACATTGTTGCAATAAAGAACGGAATGCTTATTACTGCTATAATTAGTGCTTATGATGTTAATAGAGATGATGACTTTACGGAAGAGTTAAAACAGTTGTATAAGCTTAATTCAATCAGCCGAGAAAAAGAGTTTTTGAAAAATAAGAACTTTGATGAAATGGAAGGTACATCAGATGAACAGGAAGAGCTGTGAGGGTTGCCTTTACTATAAAGACGGTAATGGCAGACGGAAGAAAAGCAGTTATGAAAGATTTTGTCACTACATGATTGATGAAGGCAAGCCAAGAAATTGCGACCCATCAAGTTGTGATAAGAAAGTTATTGATTTACCTATTCCCAGATTGGGAGCATTACCACTTCCAAGAAGGTGATAATGTGAACGGTAGAATAAGGTTATTGACCATTCAAAGGCTTTTGCTGAAGAACGGAAAGACAACTGTTAAAGAGATACAAGCTGAAATTTTCAATTTATATAATGAAAAAGCAGAAAGAAAGGCTATCTATAAAGATATTAGAGCCTTACAGCAGTTTCTTCATATAAATAAGAAGAAAGTAAACGATACGGTTGTTTATATATTAGAAAGGAAAAACAATGAATAAATTATTTCCTATCATTCTTATCTTGTTACAATTTTGTGCTTGTATCGGTTATGTCATTAGTAAAGATTATAAGATGGCCGTTTATTGGCTATCGGCTGGAATATTAAACATTTGTGTGACTTTCTAAGTCACAAAAGGAGATAACTATGGAACAAAAACAAATACCTATTGATATGTTAAGACCTCATCCGGACAATCCAAGAAAGGACCTGGGGGACCTTACAGAACTTGCAGAGAGTATCAAAGCCAGAGGCGTGATGCAGAATCTAACTGTAATACCTAAGTATCACTTAGGTGAAATTGCCTATTATACAATTCTCATAGGTCATAGAAGATGTGAAGCATCTAAAATTGCAGGACTTAAAACATTGCCATGTACTGTTGTTAATGTAATGTCAAAGAAAGAACAAATAGCAACAATGTTGCTTGAAAATATGCAAAGGTCAGATTTAACACCACTTGAACAAGCTGAAGGCTTTCAAATGATGATTGATTTAGGTGAAGGCATTAGAAGCATTGAAAAGAAAACAGGCTTTTCTGCTACTACAATCTGGCATAGAGTTAAGCTACTTGAACTCGATAGGGAAGAATTACGCAAGTCACAAGAAAGGGAAGTTAAGCTTACTGATTACATTAAGCTCGAAAAGCTGAAAAATGTGGAAGATAAGAATGAGTGTCTAAAAGAAATAGGCACTAACAATTTTGACTACACATACAACTCAAAGCTTCGAGAACAAGAAAGAAAAGAAAAGCAGAAGGTTATTAAAAAGGAACTTGAAGATAAAGGGTTAGTTGATATTACTGACGAAGAAGATAAGTATCTAGAATATGATAATGTTGTAGCTTGTGGCTATGCAAATATAGATATAGATGAATTGATAGCTAATGAAAAAGAGCAATTATATTTTGCTTTGTCACCGGTTAGTACTGATTGGATAGTTATTTATAAGATGAAATCAAAAGCAGTTGAAGACAATGCTGATGAAAGAGAACGAGAAAGAGCAGAACGAAAAAAGATTAGTGATAAGCAGAAAAGAGACAAAGAAATACTTAAAGAAAAATTAAGTGTTTTGGAAAATGTACGAAATACTGCAAGAGTTACTGTTGATGAATTTGTAAATAGATACACAGGTTGTAAAGGTGATGAAAATCTTTTACTAAACTTTATTATCTATTTACAATCTAGCTATGGTGCATATTTTGGTGAAAAGTGTAAGAAAGATATTACAAACAATCAAAATAATTATGATTACACTAAAGATACGAATATACGCAGAATTATGTTGTTGTACATAAGAGCATTGTTAACAAATTGGAGATATTTAGCAAGGGAAACAGATTATGATCGTTTCTATGATTACAAAGCTGAATATAAAAAGGAATGGGCAAATGTAAAAGCATATATCAATTTTATTGATTTGCTTGAACAACTAGGTTATCAAGTAGCTGACGAAGAAAGAAGCTATTACAACGGAACTCACCAAGCCTACAAACAAGAAGAAAATTAAATAACAAATAACAAAAAATCTTTGATAGAAAATCATTAAAAAATGACCTATCAAAGATTTTTACTATCACAATAAAATAGAGGTTTTGACCTCTTTGCTGACCTTGTAATGGGTATTAACAACTCAACCAGTAAGGATAGATAATCATGAAGAGAAAGAAAAAGCATTACATAGAATATGATTATGAAAATCAAATAGTACAGCAGTATGAGAAAGAAGAGGAAGATACTGTTCTAAGGTTGTTGAAAGATGGTGTCATTAGTCATTGTTACGCAACAAAAGAAATTTTCGCAGGTAATCAACTTGATGTAGAAATCTATCCAGAATTCACACGCAAAGAGAGTTGTACACTAAAACAGAAATTAAAGAAGAAAACTAAGAAAGCAATAAAAAATCTGAATGAAAAAAATGCTAAAAAGTATTTCACTAGGTTAGTCAATTCTAATTTTGTTGATGATGATTATTGTGTTACTTTGACATATACCCCAGACAACCAACCACAAGACTATGAATCAGCACATAAAGATATTACTAACTTTCTCAGAAGGTTAAATCGAAAAAGAAAAAAACAAGGAATACCAAATGCAAAATATGTATATGTGACAGAGAAGAAAAAGAATGGCTATCATCATCACATCATAGTTGATAGTCAATTAGAACTGAACATGAAAGAAGTAAATTTGCTTTGGGGTAAATCAAGAAGAAATGATATTAAGCTATTAGACACAGACGAATTTGGATTAACCGGTATTGCGTTCTACCTTGCTAAAGATCCACAAGGAAGAAAACGCTGGGGAAGTAGTAGAGGTTTGAAAAAGCCAACAGTAAAGAAAAATCATTATAAATTCAGGAAGAAAGACATTAGACAAGCTATCAGCTGTGAATATAACTTAATTGACAAGTTAAAAAAGCTATATCCACAATACACTTTTACAGATGTTGATATTAGATACAATGAAATTAATGCTATGTTTTACATATACGCTAGATTGCGTTTGTAGTATCTGTAACAAAAGTAACACCAAAAAAATAAAACACGCACATATGTACGCACGATAGGAGAAGAAGAGAATGACAATGTCAGAACTACGAGAAATGAGAAAAACTTACCCATCACTAAATCTAGAGCTAAGAAGATTACAACAGAAGAAAACTGAATTAATCAAAGAAAATACAGTAACTGATACAGTTGTGGGGTCCTCAGCTGAATATCCTTATACATCACATCCGGTATCTGTTGAGGGCTTTATGCAGACTACAGCAGTAAGAAAGCAGTTGGATAGTATTAATGAACAAATCAATAAGATAATTGATATGCAAAATAAAGTAGATAAAGTTATATCTAGCATATCAGATAATCTTGTTAGATATGCAGTTATGCAGTATGTTGTTGAACAGAAACAATTAACAACAATTTATGACAACTTAGATTCATACTGTGAAAGTGCAACAGTAGATGCACTTAGGAAAAGAATAGCTAGAGAAATCAAAAAAATATAAAAATTTTTCAAAAAGTGTCCACTTTGTCCACTTTGTCCAGTTTGGCATATGCTATAATTAAACTAGAGAAATAGCATAGTAGATATAAAGGCACTGCATAAGTTAAAAAATGTAGTGCTTTTGTAGTATAAGGACGGTGAGGTGTTGTGGCTAAAGTTGATAAGTGGACCGAAGAAAATGGTCTTAAACTAATTGAAGGTTGGGCAAGAATGGGATTGACCGACCAACAAATAAGCCATAATATCGGCATTAGTCGCAAAACACTTTCCGAGTGGAAAAAGAAATATCAACAAATAGATACTGCCATTCAAAGAGGTAAAGAAGTTGTTGATATTGAAGTGGAAAACTCACTACTGCAAAAAGCATTGGGAATATTCAAAACAGTTAAAAAGCCGGTGAAAGTTAAGACTGTTGAATATAAAGACGGTAAGAGAATCAAGGAAATTGAGCATATAGAATATGCTGATGAACAAGTATATATACCACCTGATACTACTGCTATGATATTTTGGCTTAAAAATCGTAAACAAGAGAAGTGGAAGAATGATCCACAGTTACTTGAATTGCGAAAAGAAGAATTGAAGATAAAGAAAGAAAAGTTAGAAAGTGATTGGTGATGTGTAATGTTATCAGACTTCTACCGTACAGCAGAATGGAAAAAGTTAACTCACATCATCAAATTATCTAGAGTTGATCACAACGGCTTTTGGATATGTGAACATTGTGGAAAACCAATAGTTAAGTCTTATGATTGCATTTGTCACCATAAGATATATCTAACAGAAGAAAACTATAATGATCCGAACATTGCGTTAAATGAAAACAATATTGTATTACTACATCACAAATGCCACAATCGTGTACATAATAAGTTAAGCCAGCCAATAAGACAAGTGTACCTTGTCTATGGTTCACCTCTTGCAGGTAAAAGTAGTTATATTGATGATGTTATGTTGCGAGGTGATTTGTTGCTAGATATAGATAAAATATGGATGGCAATATCAAATCAGCCTTTATATATTAAACCCAAAGAACTAACAAGCAATGTGTTTGCTATAAGAGATTTAATATTACAACAAATTAAGCACCGGCAAGGAAAATGGCAAAACGCATATATTGTCGGTGGTTATCCTTTGTCAGCTGAAAGAAACAGATTGGCCAACACATTGGGTGCAAGGCTTATCCACATTGATACTGACAAAGAAACTTGTTTATCAAGATTAATTGCTTGTGAAGACAAGCGAGATAAGGAACAATGGAAAATATTTATTGAAGATTGGTGGGAAAAATTTTCAGCCACATTTTGAAAAGATCCCCCCACCTAAAGAAATAAAACAAAGCTAAAAGAGACTGTGGGAAGTTCTTAATTCTCGCAGAAAGTGAAAAAATGAGATTTTCCAAAACCAAATTAGCAAAAAATATAAGGACTTTGAAAATGAAAAGAAAAGATAGTCAAAGAAAAGAAAAAATACTTGAATATCTTAAAACAAATGGGTGTGACATTGGCTTTATTGAACAAGCTGTAGATGAATTTGTTTTTTTGGAAAACAGATTGACGGAATTAAGGAAGTTACCTTTTATTCAGTTTCACCCAAAAAACAAAAAACTACAGAAAGCAACACCAGCATCAAAACAATACAAAGAACTTCTACAGCAGTACACAAATTTGCTGAAAGTATTAAGTAAATTCATCAGTAATGATGAACAGCAAGAATCACCATTACGTGAATGGGTTGAAAAGTATGCTAATAAAGAATAAAACAAAGTGGACGGCAGATAATTCGTATTTACTTGAATACTACAATAGAATTTCAGCCGGTGAAATTATTGTCGGTCAAGAGTTGTGGCAAGAACTGAATAATCTTAAAGATGATTTTAATAATGACCGGTATTATTACAATACTGATGATGCCAGACTGAGAATGAACATTATGGAAAATTGTATAAGGTTAACAAAGTCACCCTATTACAATAAGCCTATGAAGTTAATGCTTTGGCAAAAGGCGTTCATAGAAACGATATATTCATTCAAAATGACTGAAACTGATTTTGATAGGTTTAAAAAAATTATTTTGCTGATTGCAAGAAAAAATACAAAATCAGAAACTTGTAGTGCATTAGGACTAAGCGAATTAATTGTAGGTAATGAAGGTTCTGACATTGTGTGTAGTTCTAATGACGATAACCAAGCATCTATTACTTATGATGCAATTGACACAATGCGACAATTAATAGACCCAAACGATTTAGACACGAAAAAGAACCAAAGATTTATTATTAATAAAGCTAACGGTTCTAAAATCTTCAAGTTGTCTGACAGGACAAGGAATAAAGAAGGGCGTAATATTGATTTTGCTATTGTAGACGAAACACACGAAATGAAGAATAACGTCATAGGTAAATCAATAGAGCAGTCACAGTCTTTGAAAGATAATCCCAAATTTATCAACATCACTACAGAAGGTTTTGTTGTTGACGGTTATCTTGATGATGAATTGAAGAAAGCAAGGGCAGTCATTTGGGGTGAAGATACTGGGAAATCAGCCGAAAGGCTTTTACCATGGTTATATACCCAAGATAGTGAAGAAGAAATTTGGCAAAATAGAAAATCGTGGGTTAAGTCCAACCCAACTTTAGGCATAGTTAAAAAGTGGGATTACATGGATGAACAGATTGATGTTGCTAAAACGTCTAAAGCCGATAGAATTTTTGTACTGTCGAAAGATTTTAACATAAAACAAAACGGCGTGGAAAGTTGGTTAAATCTTGAAGATTATGACTATAAAGCTGTGTATAATCTTGAAGATTTTAGGAGTTGTGTATGTTTAGGTGCGTGTGACTTGTCAGAAACCACCGACTTGACAAACGCAAAAATTTTATTAATGAAACCAAATGACCCACACAAATATATTTATTCACACTACTTTATTCCACAATCTAAACTGGAAGATAACAATGACGAAAATGCCGGTGCAAAATACAGCGAATGGCTGAAAAAAGGGCTATTAACTGTTAGCGAAGGCAATGACATAGATTTATCATTAGTTGCAGATTGGTTTTATAAACTGTACAAAGATTACAATATTAAACTTTGGAAGTGTGGATATGACCAAAAGTTTGCAAAAGATTTTTTGACTAGGATGGACTATTACGGATGGACACGTAAAAATGATGATATGGTTATGATACTGCAAAATGCAGAAACACTTAACAATGCAGTTAAACTATGTGAAGCAGACTTCCAGCATCAGTTAATTAATTTTAATGACAATGATGTTGATAAGTGGAATTTGAAAAACGCAAGTTTATTAGTTAATAACAAGGGCTTTTGTATGCTAGTCAAAACAGAACCGGCAAAGAAAATAGACGGTGCAGTAACTTTTGTAATTCTGTATGAGATGTACAGAAGATATAGAACAGAGTACAAACAAATGATTGAAATGAGGTGAAAACGGTGGGCTTTTTCAGTAACGTATTTTCAAAGTTATCAACAAAAAAACAAAATCAAAAATACATAGATGTGTTAAATGGATATGCTCCGGCGTTTTCCCAGTTCGGCAGTAATATATACGCAAATGACATTGTACAGCAATGTGTTAACTGCATTTCATCAGAGATGAAAAAGTTATCACCGGAACACATCATACGTAACAACAACGGCGATACTGAACCGGCTGAAAGTAATAATATTCAATCGGTTTTAGATAACCCAAACGAATTTATGACAACGGCTGATTTCTTAGAAAAGACAACAAACTTGTTGTTACTAAATCTAAATGCCTTTATTGTGCCGGTATGGAAAGAAAATGTTGATAATCGTGGTATCTCTAAAAGAACACTTGAAGCGTTATACCCTATTCAGCCCGTTCAAGTCGATTTCATACAAGATGATAGTGATAGATTATTTATTCATTTCTATTTTTCTAATGGCACAGACTACATATTAAAACAGTCGGATGTTATTCACTGGAAAACCAAATACGCAACTAATGATTTTATGGGTGGCGATATAAACGGTCAGCCGGACAACAGTGCATTATTAACTACATTGGATGTTTACCACACTCTTTTGCAAGGCGTATCTAAAGCAATGAAAGCCAGTTACGCTATTAACGGCGTTGTTAAATATAATGGGATGTTGGATGACGGGAAAACCGATAAGGCATTAAAAGATTTAGAAAATAAATTAAAAAATGCCGAAAGTGGTTTTTTACCTCTTGACCTAAAAAGCGAATTTACGCCAATCAAAAAAGAAACAAAGTTGGTTGATGCAGACACTTTAAAATTTGTTGACGATAAAATACTAAGACATTTTGGGGTGTCTTTGCCTATTATCACAGCAGATTTTTCGGCTGACCAGTATGAGGCTTTTTACCAGAAAACATTAGAACCGTTGATAATTTCGCTAGGTCAAGCGTTCACAAAAGTTCTTTTCACAAAAAGGGAAAAGGGCTTTAGGAATGAAGTTGTATTCTACGCAAACAAACTAGAATTTATGACAAAGTCACAAATTTTAGAAATGATTAGATTGCTAGGTGACCACGGCAGTTTGTTTGAAAACGAAGCAAGAACGGCACTAGGTTTAAGACCTCTAAAGGAACTAAAAGGAATTAGGATGCAATCGCTCAACTACGTTAATGTAGATGATGCGAAAAAATACCAAGTAGGAGAAAGCAACAATGAAGAAACATGAAATTAGGTCATATGATTTTGACGTTAGGGCAAAAGAAGATGAAGAACATGGAACATATCTTGAAGGTCAACCGATTGTTTACAATTCGAGAACTGACTTGGGGTTATATGATGAAATCATTGAAGTGGGAGCATTAAAAAACACAAATCTAAAAGATGTGCGTTTTTTAGTGAATCACGATTTTAATATGATACCTTTGGCAAGAAGCAGAAACAACACAAAGAATAGCACAATGCAAATGACCGTAAATGATGAGGGTATGAGTATTAGAGTTAATCTTGATGTAGAAGGTAATTCTAAAGCTAAGGAATTATATTCAGCAGTTAAACGTGGTGATATATCCGGTATGTCATTCGCATTTAACATTGATGACGAAGAATGGGAAGACTTAAAGACAGACCACCCAACAAGAAGAATCAAAGCTATTTCACAAGTGTTTGAAGTGTCAGCAGTGACATTTCCGGCATATGAAGATACTAGTATATCTGCTAGAGATAAAATGGCATTGGAGAGTGTCAAAGATGTACTGGATAGTGCAAAGAGGTCATTGGATAATGACGATAAGCAGTTAGAACTAGAACTAGAAAAAGAAAAAATTAAATTACTTAGTATTTAAGGAGAATGAAAATGAAAGAATATTTTGAAAAACTTATTGAAAGAAAAAAGAAAAAATTCAAAGAACTACAGGAAAGAGCACAGAACAGTAATGATGTTGCTGAAGTTCGTTCTATTGGTCAAACTCTTATTGCATTAAGAGATGAAATTAATGATGCAGAAGAACAGCTCAAAAAGCTAGAAGATGACGATAACAATGAAGGTGACAACGAAGGTGACAACGAAGGCAACAACGGTGAAAGCAAAAACAACAACCCTGATGCACGTTCTAAAGTTATCAATGGCGAAATTCGTGGTTCATTCGGTCTAAAAAACGGTCAGTCACAGAAGAGAGAAGAAGACCCATCAGATACAGTTGAATATAGAACAGCATTCATGAATTACATTTGCAGAAATGTTCCTATTCCGGCTGAACTAAGAGAAGCAACAACTACTACTGATGCATCAGCCGTTATTCCTAAAACAATCGTAAGCGAAATTGTTAAGAAGTTAGAAAGCTACGGCAACATTTTTGCTAAGGTTAGAAAGCTAAATGTACAGGGTGGCGTTAATTTCCCTGTAATTGACTTAAAGCCATCTGCAAAATGGATTGATGAAGCTACAGCAAGTGAAGATCAGAAACTTACTGCAAACAAGTCAATTTCATTCAATTATTATGGTATTGAATGTAAACTAGCACAGTCAATTCTTGTAAATGTTACAACTCTTGAAGTTTTCCAGCAAGAATTTATTAATCTTGCAACTGAAGCAATGATTAAAGCTATTGAAATTGCCATTTTCAATGGTACCGGTGTAGGTCAGCCTTTAGGCATTATTAAAGACACTAGTGTTAAAAATGTAATTACACTTACAGCAGAAGAATTTGGTAGTTGGGAAGGTTGGCACAAAGTTAAAGCTAAGATTAAGAAAGCTTATCGTAATGGTAACTTTATCATGAACCAGTCAACCTTTGATGAAAAGATTGATGGTATGGTTGATAATAATGGCCAACCAGTAGGTAGAACTAATTACGGAATTGACGGTGAAGAAAAGTACAGATTCATGGGCAAAGATGTTGAAACTGTTGAGGATGATATTTTACCATCATACGAAGATGCAAAAGCTTCAAATGTAGTTGCAGTGTTCTGTAACCTATCCGATTACGCAGTTAATACAAATCTAGATATGACAGCTACTAAGTGGGTTGATAACGATAATAACAAAATCAAGAATAAGTTAATGATGATTTTAGACGGCAAGCTAATTGACCCTAACGGTGTTGTGCTTATTAAAAAGGGTGAATAATTAATAACAAAGGAGCAATAGCATTATGACAGATGAAAAACTACTAAAGGCAGTTAAAGCATCATTAGGCATTACAGGTGACTATCAGAATGAAACATTACAAGTTTATATTGATGAAGTTAAACAATATATGTTGTCAGCTGGTGTTGATAGCGTTGTAGTAGATAGTCAACTTGCTACAGGTGCTATTGCTCGTGGTGTTGCTGACCTTTGGAATTATGGTGCCGGTGAACTATCTTCATATTTTAAAGAGAGGGTTACACAGTTGGCATTTACGGTAGGTGATGATGATGTATAGACCAACAACAATATTCAACTCGGTTGCAGAGTTACAAGTTGTCACTACTGAAACTAAAAAAGGTGTACTAACAAAAACCTATAAGACAGCAGATATTATATACTGTTGCTTTCGGTCCTTTGGTGGTACTGAAAAGGTCAGCAACAATGTTATTATCGTAGAAGATACAGCAGTAGTAGAAACATGGTATAGACCGGATATTAAAGCTAATTGCCGACTAATAGTTAATAATAAGACATATGAAATTATTAGTGAACCTGAAAACATTGAAAGCCGTAATCAGTTTATGCAGTTTAAGGTAAGAGCAATTAAAGGTGGTGCTTGATGTGGCCAAGTCAAAAAATAAGGTATGGTTTGATATATCTAGCTTTACTGAGTTAGCAGAAAGATTTAACGATTTATATAAAAATACAGATAAAATTGCTAAAGAATGTTTAACTGCTACACATAAGAATGTAACAGAGAAAATAAGCAAAGACATTGATAGACATACTGTGACAGGTGAAACAAGAAAATCACTATACAGAGAACCGGTAATCACTAAAGAAGGACACGATTTTTATAGTGTTAATGTTGGTTTTGATATTGCTGAAGGTGGTTTAGCTTCAATCTTTTTGATGTATGGTACACCAAGAATGAAACCGGATAGAAAGTTTAGAAGTGACTTGTACGGAAGAAAAACCAAGCAAGAAAATTTTGAAATGCAAAACAAGATATTTCAAAAGTATGTACAGCAGTTAGGAGATTAAGAAATGGAAGATAAACTATTAGAAATTCTTAGTAGCTTTAACTATCCTTTCTTTTTGCAAGGTACACTTGCTAAAGATGAACCTTATCCACCTGACTTCTTTACCTTTTGGAACAGTTCTAGTGATAGTGAATCTTACTATGATAATAACGAAAATAGCATAGTATATGAATATGATGTTAATTTCTACAGTACAGACCCTGAAAGAGTTTATACAGTTTTAAGAGAGTTGAAACAAAAATTAAAAGATAATGACTTTGTTATTTCCGGTGACGGTCATTCAGTTATAAGTGATGAAAAAACCCACACCGGTAGAGGTTACACAGTTTATTATCGAAGTTAACATAAAGGAGAATATAAATGAGTAGTACAGCAGTTGAAGTAAAAGAATTTCGTGGTGTTAGACACGCAGTATATGCTGAAATCACTAAAGATACATCAGAAGAAATTACTTTTGGTGCAGTGAAAAGCCTTGCAGGAGTAAGCGAAATTAGTAAATCAACAGAATCAAGTAATGAACCACATTACTATGACAATCAGCCTATGGTTACAGTTAGTTCTACAGGTAATGATGAAGTAAGTGTTAATACATCAGCATTGCCACTTGCAGTATATGCAGATATTACAGGTCAGAAGTATGATGAAACCAAAGGTGTTCTGGTTGAAGGTGAAAGAGAACAAAAGTATTTTGCTTTTGGTTATGTAACAAAGTTAACAGACGGTACAGAAATGTATGTGTGGAGATTGAAAGGTACATTTAACATTCCGGATGACACACATACAACAGAAGATGATGGTACGGACGCAAATGGTCAAGAACTTACATTCACTGGTATCAACACTACACATAGATTTGCAAAACTTCTTGATAAGAATAATAATCCAAAGTCAGCAAGAGCAGTTACAGTTGATACTTCAGCTAATAAGTCAATTACTGAAAGTGATTTCTTTGCGAAAGTTCAAACACCTGACACAATTTTTACTGAATAATAAAATAAAGCAAGGTTACATAAATTAGTAGCCTTGCTTTTTGTCATATATAAGAGGTGAAATAAATGATTAAACTTAACATTAGAAATGAGAAAAATAAAATCGTAAAAACATATCAAACAGAAGAAGTAAATCTAAAGATGGGTACTGTAGAAGATATTGTTGAGGTTATTAACCTTGATAAACTGTTAAAAAATAAGGAAGATACCTCAGTTAACTTATATGATGTTATTGCTACTGTAGCAATGAACAGTTACGCAATGTGTAAGCCTATTATTAAAGATGTTTTTCCACAGATTACAGACGAAGAACTAAGAAATATTAATTTCAAAGAAGTAGTTAACACAGTAGTAGATATTATCAAGTATAGTATTAGTGACATCAACAATGTATTCGGTACATCAAAAAACTAAGTGAGGGTAGGGAGCAAAAGCAACCTACCCTTTCTGCAACTTTGTTTGATATGAAATTAGCCTTGTGTGATAGATATAGTTCTCTTAATCCTCTAAGATTAAGATACTACAAATTTCACGAATTAATCAAAACATATCAAATGATAAATGAACACGATAGAAAGATAAAGAAATCAGCAAGTAAAAAGGCGGTTATTAGAAGACCGGCAGGAGATAATTGGGTGTGATGAATTATGGCTAATAAAAAAGAAAATCCAACAACAAAATTTAAAATTGATTTAAGCGAATTTAAAAGAAACATTGCTGATGCCAATAGGCAAATTAGGCTTGTTAATTCAGAGTTCAAAAAGAACACAGCCGGACTAGACAACTGGAGCAAATCAACAGACGGCGTTAGTGAAAAACTCAAAGCACTTAACAAAGTATCTGAGTTAGAAAAAACAAAACTTGAAAATCTGCAAAAGCAATATGAACTTGTAAGCAAAGAACAAGGCGAAAATTCTAAATCGGCACAAGATTTACAAATAAAAATTAATAATCAGTCTGCTACTATTGCTAAGGCTGAAAATCAAATAAAGAAATTTAATGAAAAATTAGCTGATTTAAAGGCTAAAGAAGACGAAAGTAAAACATCATCTGAGAAGCTAAAAGCTGAAATAGAAAGTCAATCGCAAAAAGTTGATGAACTTAAACAGTCTTATATTAACGCAGTTTTGGAACAAGGCAAAAATAGCGAATCAGCTAAGGCATTAAAAGAAGAACTATTAAAGTTATCCACATCATTGAATGATAATAAGGAAAAGTACGCAAGTGCAAAAAACAAGGCTGAGGAATACGCTGGAGGACTTAAAGATTTAGGGGATAATGCAGAGGACTTAGACGGCAGTTTTACAGTTGCTAAAGGTGCTATGTCAACTTTTGTTGCAGACGGTGTTGAAGTTGTACTTGATAAGCTGAAAGAAATGGTTACTGACATTGGTAGTGTAGAAACTGCTTATAACAACTTTAGCAACCAGACGGGCATACAAGGTAAAGAACTACAGAAATATAAAGGTGTCTTAGATGAACTGTATGATGACGGAATGGGCGAAAGCTATGAAGATTTATCGGAAGTCTTGTCTAAAATAGTTCAGACCACAAAGGAAACTGACCCATCAAAGATAAAAGAACTAGCAAATAATGCAATAGTTCTACGTGACACGTTCGATTTTGACGTACAAGAGAGCATGAGAGCCGTAAACATGCTGATGGACCAGTTCGGTGTGAGTGGTGAAGAAGCGTTCAATTTGATTGTGCAAGGTGCACAGGAAGGATTGAACAAGAATGATGATTTACTCGACAGCATTAACGAATACGCAGTACATTATAAGCAGTTAGGCTATAACGCTAATGAGTTTTTTAACTCGCTCAAAAATGGTACTGATGCTGGTACTTTTAGTGTTGACAAACTAGGAGATGCAGTTAAGGAATTCGGCATTAGAATTAAGGACAACTCAGATTCTACAGTAGAAGCATTGCAAGAAATAGGTGTAGTTGCTGACGACAATTCTAAGGTATATCAAAATCTTACAAAAGAGAATGATACGCTAACAACAAAAATATCAATGCTGGAACAAAAAATTAAATATGCAAAGATACAGCAACAAGGCTTTACAGATTCTACAAGTGCTTTAACTAAAACTAAACTGGCAGATAATATTAAGAATTGGACAACAGAATTATCACAATCTAAGTCACAACTATCTAAAAACAATGCTGAACTAAAGAAAATGGATAGTGAGTCCAAAAACGGAAAGCAGTCAGCCGGTGAACTCATGGAAGAATTCGCAAAGGGTGGCACATCAGCGAGAAAAGCAACCACAAAGGTTCTAAAGGCTTTAATGAATATGAAAAATAAAGTTAAGCAGAATGAAGCCGGTGTTGCTATATTCGGCACAATGTGGGAAGACCTCGGTATTGACGGCGTAAAAGCATTGATGAATGTTAACGGACAAGCAGATAAAACAAAAAAATCAATGGAAAGAATTAATGATGTTGCTTATGATGACGTAGATAGTCGACTTAAAGTTCTATATAGAACTGTGCAAACAAAGTTAATAAAGCCAATTCTAAAAGACTTCTTGCCAGACGTGGAAGATGGAATTGAATGGACTATTGACAATTTGCCGACCCTCGAAAAATTGGCAAAAGCCGTAGGCGGTTATATTTTGTCTATTTTCGTAGGTAAAAAAGTGTCAGCGTTCGCAACACAGATAACTAATTTAATTACTACTTTTTCTACACTTAGAAGCACTACAGAGGGTTTAACAACGGCACAGAAGTTATTAAACATTGCACAGAGTAGCAACCCAATCGGGGCAATTGTAACTATTGCAGGTACATTAGTTACTACTTTCATGGCACTTAATGATTTGTTTGGCGACAACGCAGACAAAACATCAGAAATGACGTCTAAGCATGATGAATTATATAAATCTATTGACGAAGAAACAAAAAAATGGAAAGAACTTAAAGAAGAAAGACAGAAAGCCAGTCAAGATAATACGAACGAATTCGGTTATTACGAAACTTTGTTAGGTGAATTAAAACAAATCACTACAAAAAATGGTAATGTCAAAAAAGGATATGAAGAACGTTCAAAAACTATTACAACAACATTGTCAAAAGCATTAGGCATAGAAATAAAAAATAATGGTAAAGTTATTACATCATATGACAACATTATTAAAAAAATCAAAGATACTATTGCTATGAAAAGAGCAGAAGCTCAGCAGAGTGCGTTTGGTGAATCATATGAAAATGCAGTAGCTAAGCAAAAAGATGCATATTCTAAGCTAGATGAAGCGACAACGGCAAATGATAAAGCACAGACGGCGTTGAGAAGTGAATATTTAAAGTTAAGAACTGCACAAAAAAAGTTAGAAAAATATAAAAAAGAACACAAAGATGAAGACTACTATTTGCAAGGTGATTTTACTGATTTAGTTTCAGCAGTAAACAGAACCCAACAAAAAATTGATAATAGCTTATCAAAAACGGCAAATGTAACAAGCAAAAAGTTTAGAGATGCACAGAAAGATTATTTAGATTGTGTAACAACGATTCAAAATTATGAAAATGTAACTTCTGCTATGGCTACAGGAAATATAGATAAAATTAATAAAGCAGTAGCTAATATGACTTATAATTTTGTATCAGCAAAAAACGCAACGCTAGAAACATTGATACAGCAAAAAGCAGATTTTAAAAAGCAATACGAAGGCTTAAAAAAGGCTGTAGAAGAAGGGGCACCGGGCGTTTCACAAGAAATGGTTAATACAGCTAAGTCAATGGTAGATAAGGCTGACAAAGAATTAACCAAATTAAAAAACAGTGGTCAGTATGCGGGTGAAGCACTATCAGATGGCATTGAAAGTAAGAAGGAAAAAGTTAGTAACACAAGTAAGAAAGTTGTTGATGAAGCAAAAACAAAGGCTTTACATACAGCAGAAGGATTGTTTTTTGCAGGTACAAAAGGTGCTGACAAAATCACAGAAGGCTTAAACAAGAATAAAGGCAAAGTTAGCAATTCTGCAAAAAATGCAGTAGGCGAAGCTAAAAAAAGTGCTGACTATAAAGCAAGTGAATTTTTCTGGACAGGTAAAACAACTGTAGGTGAAATTACAAAAGGCATTAACAAGAATAATAGCCAAGTTGGAAACGCATCTAAAAGTACTATGAATAAAGCTAAAAAGGAAGCCAACAAGGTTAAATCTAATAGCGTTGGTGAAAACTTTATATCTGGACTGATTGAAGGACTTGAAAACAATTCTTTAATCAATCAATTAATTGATAGTGCAAGTAGTGTAGCCGGAACTATTGTTGACACCGTGAAAGATTGGCTAGGTATTCATTCTCCTTCAAGAAAAGGTATATGGCTTAGTGAAATGTTTGGCGAAGGTCTTATTGAAGGTGCTGAAAACAGCGAAAAAGCAGTATCTAAAGCATATGAAAATACTGCAACAAATGCATATAAGTCAGCTAACCAAGCACTAAACAAGAACCTTGAACTTGACCCGATTTTTACAGAAGGTTTAAACCAAGCAAGGGCAAATCTAGCTAATGCTAATAATAGTGTTGCTAACGCCAACAAGGAAAGGGCAACAGTTAATAATACTACAGTTAATAATAACACTACATTCAACCAAACTAACACTAGTCCACAACCTCTATCAAGGTTGGATATTTACAGAGAAACTAAGAATTTAATTAAGCAGATGGAAGTGATTAAGAATGTTTAATTTAATCGTTGAAACACAAAACGGCGAAAGGCTTGATTTTTCGCAAGTGCGTGATAAGTATGACATTCTATCTATTGACGGTTTAACTTCTCCAGACACAAATATAAACACCTCTAGCTTATATTACACAGATGGGTGTTTAGTGAACTCTATGAGAGCTGAAAAGAGAAATATTGTTATCAATTTGAACATTAAGCCCCCGATTGAAATGAACCGATTGAATTTATACAAATTTTTTGCTTGTAAAGCAAAAATCACGCTTTACTGGACTAATGATAGTAGAGATGTGTACATAAAAGGCATTATTGAAAAGTTTGAAACAAACTTATTTGACAAGGTACAGCAACCACAGATTTCTATTATTTGCCCACAACCTTATTTTATTTCAACTACAGAAGATGTCATTGGTTTTACTGATAGCGAAAATCTATTTGAATTTCCTTTTTCGATTTCTTCAATAAACAGAATATCTTTCGGAGAACTCAAAGATAAAGTATCACAAATTATAGATGTAGGTGAAGCTACCACAGGTATCATCATTAAAATTTCAGCCGTAGGTGGTGCAGTAACTAACCCCACTGTAATGAACAGAACTACAGATGATACTTTTACTATTAATTACACTATGTCAGATAGTCAGCAGATTGTAGTTAATAGTAATGTAGGTGAAAAGTCAATTTATTTATATACAGGTAGTAGCAAAAAGAATTTTCTTTCTAAGCGAAAATACGGTACACAGTGGATTACGTGTGTACCCGGCTACAATGATTTTTACTATACAGCAGAAAAAGGCAGTGAATATATGCAAGTAGAATTTTATTTTAACAAAAAATATCAAGGAGTTTAAATGGAAGTATATTTATTAGATAGTGATTATAATGCAATTTCAGTCATTGACAATTACAAGTCCCTTATCTGGTCAAGTAAATATAACTCCCCCGGCGATTTCGAGGTGTATATACCAGCGAACAGAGATATTTTACAAGAACTTGAAAAAGCAAGTTTTGTACAAAGAGATGATATACCAGAGGATTTAATGTTGATTGAAAAAATTCAAATAACAAAAGATAAAGAAAATGGGACTTATATTATCGCAAGTGGCAGAAACTTATTGTCATACTTATCAAGGAGAATTGTAACAGAATATACAGAATTTACAAATGAAAAAGCAAGTGATATTATCGTATCACTTATAAAAACTAATTTCTTGCCAATTCCAATTCTAGAAGACGGCGTTGCAATTGCTAATCCTCGGTACTGCAAAGATTTTGATATAGATAAGCGTTTGTCAAATACGGGTGAAACCATAACAGCACAATACAAGGGCGAAAATGTATTAGATAAAATTATGGAAATCTGTCAAGCAAACAAATTCGGCATGAAAATTAGGTTTGATAGAGAAGCATATGAAAATAATAGAAGCTACATTCTTTTTGAACTTTATAAAAGAGAAAAAGTTGATTACACTTTTTCAGAAGAAAACGAAAATATACAGAATATTACTTGTACAACTGATTATACAAATTGGAAGAATTGTGCAATAGTATTTGGAGAAGGTGAAGGACGTACACAGTGGGTGCGTGAGGCTTTTAGAATACAAAAACTAAAGCCTTTATACACGGGCTTTTTCCGACGTGAAATATATGTTGATGCAAGTAACACATCAGTATCGAACGCTCCGAATCAAGATATTTATGAAAAATGTTTAATTAACAAAGGCAGTGAAGAATTACACAAGCCAGAAATAATGAACATTAAAACATTCCAAGGCACAGTTATTGCCAAAAAGGAAGATTTTCGAAATGAATATGATGTTGGAAACATTGTTGAAGTTGAAGATATTGACAGTGGCTTATGGGGTGAAGTAACTATAACAGAAGCAACAGAATGCTGGGACGATAGTGGTTATACAGTTACTTTAACTTTAGATGACCAAAAAATATATAATAGTGCAACTATTCTTTAATATGAGGTGAATTTAATGATTACATACGGCTTTTTTAATAGCGTAAATGGAGATAGAAGGTATAACGCTGACCAGTTAGGCAATTACTTTAAAGGACTAATAACAAATGGTGTGTTTGAAAAAGTTGGAAATGCTTTGATTGTTACATCAAATAATGATATGTCGATTAATATTGGCTCAGGCAAAGCGTATATCAATGAAAAATGGATTGAAAATGATAAGACGGTTAACTATAGCATTGATGCATCAGATACAGCATACGCAAGAATAGATACAGTAGTAATAAGGCTAGATTATACTGCCAGAACTATTAGTATCAAGATACTTAAAGGTACTGCATCACCAACACCAACAGCAGTTTCAATAACAAGAAATAGTAGTATTTATGATTTAAAACTTGCAGAAGTTAAAGTTAATGCTAATGTAACAAAAATTACTACATCTGATATATCAGACTATCGGTTAGATACAAGAGTTTGTGGTTTTGTCACAGGCGTAATTAAACAAGTAGATACATCAGATTTATTTTTACAAATGCAAAGCGATTACAAAGCTGTCAGAAACAGTATTGTTAAAGATTTGAATGTTAATACAGAAGTAATAACAAGCATGGAAACAAGAACGGCTGATACATCTTTTACTGACTTTTATGTAGGAAAAGGTTATACACCCGGTGACAGTTTAATTGTAATGAATGAAAAAACAAGTCATATTTATGGTACTAATGAATATACGATTAAACAAAACGGAAATAACTACTTTTTGAATTTTAATAAGCAACCAGACAATGGTTCTAAGATTAACATTATCTTGGTTAAGTCTTTCATTGGTGGCACAGGTCAAGTACCTTTTTATACAAAGTCTATGCTGGATGCTAAATTTAGTTTTGACAATAGTTATTTATTTGATGCAAACGGCAAAATTTTATTATCTGTATCTGGCAATGGCTTAGGTGCAAATTTTGCAACTAGTAACGATAAAGTTACTGTTGCTTATATTAGCAAGGATGTAACAACTGTGGATGAACCAGCGTTAAAAGATTGCAAAAATCTAAAGAAAATCTATGTTGACAACACATCAGATAAGATTAAGCTACCAGACTATGTAGATAGTAATATTGTAGTTTACAATGATACTGAAAAAGATACATTTTTTAACTACGCTGAATTTTTACTACAGCAGTTAAATAGTTCTAATGTTAAAGATGAAATGTTGCTTTTTAACAAAACCAATACTGCTGATTTTATCAATGAAAAACAATGTGGTAAATTTGTATCAGATAATGACGATAATGTGGGCTACTATGATGTTAGTGACAAGTCTTATAATATTAGCACTAGCTCAAATAACAGTGAAAAAGCATACTGGAATTTTATTCAAGACATTAATGTAGAAGAAGAAACATATTTTATTGGTTTTGACTACGAAACTAATACTGATTTTCATTTTTGCATTAGGCAAGATAATGTATTTACTGATTTAGGAAATATAGGAGCAATAACAGATGGCAAAAAACACAGATTTGTAACTAAAGTTGACATCAAAAATGCATTAAATATTTATCAAGTATATTTTTCGGAAAAAACAAATATCAAATGTAAAATAACAAATATCTTTGTTATGAACAAATTTGATTATCTAAAAGAATTTGATAACTTGCAAGACTTTATTACATACAGTCAAAATGAAATATCTCCAGAAGTGTTTGGAGCTGTTGGTGATGGAATTTATGATGACACAGAAGCATTACAATCTGCTATTGACTATTGTTTAAAAAATGGAGTTCAGCTAAAGTTAAGAAGTGGAAAAACATACTGTATCAGTAAAACACTTGATTTGTCTAATACTAGCATTTGCTTGATTAACTTTAACTGGGCAACTTTGAAAGCGATTAAAACAATGGACTATATGATTACATTTGATGGTTCAGCTAATGTCAAAAATGATGTAAAAACATTGTTAAAAAACATTATTATTGATTGTAACAACAAAGCCGGTGGTCTTAATCTGATTTATTCATATAAATTCACCTTTGAGAATTTTATGATAAAAAATTGTCAAACTGTTGCGATTTGGATTCAAAAAGGTGGTGCTTTCATCTGCCAAAACGGTACAATCGTAGGTGATTGTACACCCGATAGTAGAGGCATTTATAACCAAACTAGTGATTGTCACTTTACGGAACTAGTAATCGTAGACATGAAAAAAGCAATTTTCAACGGTGGAACGAACTTTTACAGTAAAGTCCATGCATGGTTAACTGGCAATGTTTCAAATAGTATTTTCTTTAGCCATTTTGCTGGGTTTGCAAGTTTATCACAATGTCAGTGCGATACATATGAGACCGGCTATTTATTGAGAACAAGTTACGATTTATCATTAAACTCTTGTACATATTACAATAATTATCACTTGTATGATAGTGATATTGTTCCTGTGATTTTTAAATTTAATGATGGCATATCACCGTTTGCAAGACGTATTTGTTGCAATAATTGTAGCTTTAACTCGCCAAATATCACTGCTGTTATGAGTAATGTGAAAAATGCACAGATTTCGTTCAATGGATATAATCATTTTATAAACATAGAAGGTGCTGATATTATTAGTAAATATGAACCATATTTACAGTCAAAAGTTACAACAGATTTTGACAATGCTTTGAATAGAATTACCTATCGCAACAATCTATGTTATTTTGATTTTTCACTAAAATTTACATCTACAATATCTGCAAGTAATTTGCTTGAAATTGCATCAATAGCAAGTCCTTATAACCCATCTCAATCGCAAATGTTTCAAGTCTTTTTAACAAAAACACTGGCTGGTAGTGATTGTATTGTTGCAAAAATGTTTATTGATACCACTGGCAAGGTAACATTAAGAGTTCCTGGAGGTGATGTATCAGCTTATCAATATTTATATGGTCATATTTACTATGAACCAAAACAAATTAGTGATTAAAATAAAAAGGAGAATTAAGATGAAAGAAAATTTTTTACAAATCTTGTTTGCAACAGTAGCCGGGGCTATTGTTGCATATTTGAACGTGTTATTAGTGCCACTTGTTGTACTAGTCATTGTAATGCTTATTGACTATGTTACTGGTATGGCTCAAGCGTATTTATCACATACGCTAAATAGCCGTATTGGCGTAGTAGGCATTATCAAAAAGATTAGCTACATAACAGCCGTTGTAGTTGGCATTGTTGCAGACTATCTAATATCATCAGCACTAACGCAAGTAGGTATTGATATTAAGATTAATTATTGCATAGGAATGATAGTGACAATCTGGTTTATCATTAATGAATTAATTTCTGTGCTGGAAAACCTCGCAGAAATCGGCATACCACTACCAAATTTTTTAGTGTCAATTGTGAAAAGGCTGAAAGTTGTAGTCGAAAACAAAACAGATGAAGACAAGAAAAAGGATGATGAATAATGTTAATCAAAGACGGACGGATTACAACTAAATTTAATAACATTGCAATTCAATTAATTAGTGCAAAAAGCACTAATTATACTGCAATGTCACAAAGAGATGTAAAGTATATTGTAGTCCATTATACGGGCAATGAAAAGAAAGATACAGCAGTAGCAAACGGCAACTTCTTCAAAAACAACAAGATTGAAGCATCAGCACACTTTTTTGTTGATGACAAAAATATTGTTCAGTCAGTTAAGTTACATAACTACGCATGGTCTGTGGGCGTTGATTACTCTAACGGCAATGCACCGTATTGGGGTAAGTGTACTAATGTAAACTCAATCAATATTGAAATGTGTTGCACAGCGGGTAACTACAAGGTGAGTGCAAGAACTATTAAGAATACTGAATACTTAGTAGCTTATCTATGCAAAAAGTATAATATCTCAGTTAACAACGTTGTTAGGCATTATGACGTATGTTATAAGAATTGTCCAGCACAGATGTCAGGCAAGAATAACAAAGCGTGGACGGCGTTTAAAGATGCAGTAAAAAGCATTATTAAAAACAATAAAGTCAAGCTACAGAGCAATGCAGGTCTATATAAATATAGCTATAAAGACCCAATCGGTGGTAGCAGTAAAAAGCTAATGACTTTAAAAAAAGGTAAAAAAGTACAAGTTTTGACAGATGACGGCACCGGATGGGTTGAAGTCAAGGTTAGAAATAAGGTTAGAAATAAGGTCGGTTGGATTGCTACAAGTCATCTTGGTAATGCTTGTACTCACTCTACCTACAAGACTATCACAGTCGCTAAAGGTACAAGAGTACGCAGACTTAATAGGGTAGAAACAAAGTTTGAAACCGATACTAAACTTGGTGCAAGTCATAAATTTAGGCTTATTTGTACAATTACTAAAGGTAAGTATGCCGGTTGTAAGTATGCGAAGATTATTTCTAATGACAAGAATAACGGCAGAATGTATTACATTTATTAATAAGAATAAAAAATAGTAAAACAAAATCAAGATTTTCGTGCAAAAATTAAAACCTACAGCAGTAAAAATACTACTGTAGGTTTTTTGTTTAACATTATTTATTACGCTTAATACTGCATAAAATAAATTTAGTAATGTTAAATAGTATTAGAATACTATTTATTATAATAGCGTAACAAATGGGTGTGTTCCAGTCATAAAGCCACGCTAAAATTACTAATGCAAAAAGCATAATCATAAGTTGAAAATTATTTTTCACTTGCAATTCACCTCTTAATATGATAAAATATTAAGTGCCACAATGGTGGTAGGGCTTTCGCCCTACCACGTGCCGACTATTTTAGAAGTTCTGCAATAGCGGAGATTACAGAAGCAACAACACCAATGACTTCTATAATCATCTTTGCAATTTCCAATTTAGTCGGCTTTTTTTGTGGACTTTTTTTGGGGTTCATGTTTATCACCTCCTTACAATTATAAATATACCACTAATTAGTGGATAAGTCAAGCGTTTTTTAAAAATAATTTAAAAAAATATATAAAAAAAGCTAGACAATAGGTCTAGCTTTTTTTATCAAAGTGTTAATAAGTCTTCGTATGAACAGTCTAGAGCCTTTGCAAGTTTATAAATTGTGATGGCATAAACTCTATTTAAGTCTTGTCTATTCTGTTCATATTTTTGCAAAAGTTTAAAGGAAATTCCCGTTTGTTCTGCAAGTTGCGATTGTGTTAACCCTTTTTTTATTCGTAATTCTTTTATGGTCATTATTTTCACCCCTTTGTTATTTATAATATCTTTAATTGTACGCTAATAAGAGTATAAAGTCAATATTTATAGCCCTTGACAAGGACTATAAATAAATTTAAAAAGAAGCAACAGTATAAAAACGAGTACAAAAGACTTCGCCTTTATCCCAGATTGAAATACGTGATTTTTTAGGTTCACTGGCTTTTTCATTTATTTTACCTTCATGACTAATAGTAACAAAGGTAATAGTTTTTGCAGTTCTATTAATAATTTCAACTGGTAAACCACTTTCGGAAATATCTTTATATCTTTTCCCAATTTCAAATTTTTTCATTTTAAAAACCTCACTTGTTTTATATCTTTATCTTACAATTATAAGTATACCACTAATTAGTGGACAAGTCAATACTTTTTTCAAAAAATTATAAATATTTTTAAAATAACCCCACAGCAGTAAATAAACTATTGTGGGGTTATTTTTATATAATTTTTTCATTTATAAGTTTATAAATAATTAAATCTGTAACATAAGTAGGGCATTTGGTTTTTTCAAGTTCCCATTTTTGCCAAGTGTCGTAAGGAATTTTGAGCATTTGTGCAAATTCCTTTTGAGACCTATTAGCAATATTTCTAACTGCTTGATAAATATTGCAATTGGAAAAATCATCATAACCACAACAATCGCAGAGAGCGTTAATAACTTCATCTTCATCTGATGCGTCAATGTCATTAGGTAAATCATAAACTTCAGCAAGAACTTCAAATAGTTCTTTTTCTTTTTTTGTTAAATGACACTCGTAGTTTGCTTTTTCTTCTTGCAAAGCTTTCCACGCTTTCCAAAAATCAAAGCCCTCATAGCTAGTCCATTCATCATTATAATCCGTATGTTTTGGATTTGTATACTTACGGCTACCTACTTTATAATATTTCATTGTTTTTCCTCCTAATAAAAATAATTTTACATATAATCTGACCAAAAATTTTTAAATCTAAGACTTGCTTCATCATAGTTTTCAATAAAATAAGTTTCATGGTGATATTCGAATGAACCATTATTGACACCAATTTCAAATTCTTCTAAGCAACTTTTTGGAATCCAAAGAGTTTTCTTTTTCATTGGAGCGATTGAAACCATTGCATATACCGCTTTTTCAGTTTCTTTGAAGATATTAAAAACATTGTTGTCAATGCAGTTAAAAGAGATTTGCTCAGAAATCTTCTTCATAAACCATTCTTTAACTTGATAGCTTTTTTTCTTTTGGATTGTCATAATAGTTACCTCACTTAATATTTGTTTCTTATCTCTTTCTTTAGTTACATTATACGCCTAATAGGCGTATAAGTCAAGCGTTTTTTAAAAATAATTTTATTTTTTTTAAAAAAATTTTAATTATGGAAGTTACAACAGATAAACAACAGAAAATTTTGAAAATCGCATAGATAAGCCATTTTTAAGTATTCATAGTTTGACTGTTAATCATGATGTCACTGGTTCGAGCCCAGTTGGGGGAGCCAAAGAAAA